CGTGAGTGAACTCGAATCGCCGGTCGCGACGGACCGACACTATCGCATTCCGGCTAGGCATGCTTATTTTAAACTTACATTTTTTTAAGAGCAGTCTTGAAAGACTTTGCGTACTTGCTGCGAACCCACTTGGCGTCTTGCTTGTAAATGCGAGATGCCCGCACGGCCGTACTCTTGGTCAATGTACTGATTGCCGAGAGGCGGCGGAAAACAGCCAGAGGCTTCTCACCTCGGCTGATGCCTTTGGACAAGGCCTTGTGACGGTTGGTCATGGCCTCGACCGGATGGTAACCATATTGGGTGAGCATGCCGCGCTTGAGAGGGCCGATCAACTTCGAGCTCTTTCCGGCCGCACCCACGTCTGGAATGGGAACTGGTTTAACGCGCGAGACGCCCGCCTTGCGGACGTAAGAGTACGTCTTGGACCCGCGGTGGACCGTGATTTTCTTACGGGGGCGGCGCACTATATATCCCGAACGGATGATGTGTTTCATTTATAAGTCATCAAGAGATTTTCTGGCCGCGCCCCATGAGAAACATTTTCAGTTTTTCCTCACTGGTTGCCTCAAAGTCAAATATATCTATTCCCTTGATATCTATATCAAGTAAAGGAACATCATATGTGGGTCTATGCTTCATTGTCGTATTTAATATACTAATTGCATACGTCTTGATACTGTTGATTTCCGGAAGACGGCCAAATCCTATCTGCATAGCAAATATATCAGAATTGATCTTTCCGAGAAAAGGCGCGGCTGGAATGACCTCACCCGTTGCACCATCAATGTAGTTCCAACCGTCTTTCAATTTTACACTAGAAATCAAAAAAGGTACAGCGACCGATGCGCATAGCGCGTCGAGCACACTCGTGGCCGGTGTCGAGTCGGCCGAAAAGTATACGGTTTTCATGAGATCTACACAATACGTCGCTATGTGAAGTTTTATAGGATTGAATTCGTATAGTTCTTGAAAAGTGATATCAGGTTTTCCTATAAATTCTTCACACGCCTCTGAAAAGATTTTTCGCAACTTGTCCGAAGGCACGAGTCCATAATTTTTTAATAGGCTCCTTATATTTGGTTTCATAATCTGTTTAACGGGAACGCTGATCGAATAATCAAGGATCTTTGCGAGATCCCCTTTGGTCGCGATAAACAGGAAGGCGAGAAGACTTCCCGCTGATGCCCCTGAAATTTCTTCAAGGTCATCGAACATATTTTCGTGTTTCATAGATGAAATTACCCCCAAATACACAAAGAACGCCATGGCGCCTGGGCCGATGACGAGGTACTTCATCTACTACATAAATTTAATAATAGGCTGGGAACTGACCGCGCATGAGTGCGAACACGATGGCGAAGACGAGGGTGTGGGCACCGACGGCGACGGCGCTCGTCTCACCGGACATGAGTAGGCCACCCGCCCCTGGTGGGATTGTCAGGAGCAGCCCTGGAGTCAGCAGCATAAAGAGCACTGCTGGGACGATGAGATCCGCCTTCGTCAGAGTCACCTTGACGACGAACTTGGCGATCACCCAATAAAGGATGGCCAGCACAATTGCGTGTGCGGCCGCCTGAACCATCAGTCCCTGACCCGATGGGATGGCGAGTAGGAAGCGTGGGCTCAATACGGCGAACAACAGGGCTGGGATCAGAACTTTAGGTCCGGTAATATCAATCATTTATTATTGATCAATATAATTTTCGGCCCACGCGTAGAAGTTCTCACCCATGACGCGATCAGAAACAATGGGTGCGTTCGAGATCATGTTCCACATGATCTCGTGAGTTTGGGGCGGGGTAGCGGTGCTGTACCAGTTTGCCGGATGAAGCACGAGATCTACAAACTCGGGAAACTGTGCAACACATTTAATGTAGTTCTCCTCCATGTAGCCTCTGATGATCATCCATGCGTCGAGGAGTTCGGCCGAGTACATGTCCTGCCAATCTTCCGGATGTAGTTCGGGATCGAAATCGTCCGAATCTTCAGACTCGTATGCGAGGTCGTAGTTGTATGCATCGCGCGAGTACTCATCATTGATACCCATTATTCTGTGTGTTATTATTTATACGCCCTTGCCCTCTAAGTGCTTGTACGCGTCATTCACCGCCTTTTCACATGCCGCCGCAAAATCATCAGCCGTTTCGTAATTCTCTGGACGAATTATTGGTGCAAAATTCACAACGACTTGGGTAGGCCACCTGAGTGCGGCCGCCGTCCCCTCACCTTGTCGATTCTTTTCGTATCCAATAGGCTCTGAATACCAAAGAGCACATGGTTGAACTGGTCTGTTAATTTCAAACGCCGTCTTCATACTTCCCATGCGGAACGGAAGGGGTGGACCGTCCACACGACTCGTGCCCTCGGGGAACACAAGGACTGAATCACCATGCAAAAGAGCTTGCTTGATTTCCTTGCGTGCACTCGAACCAGAAGTCTTGTCACCTCGAAGATATTCTATGCACCGTAATTGCCTCATGAATAGTAGACTCACTGATCCAAAGATACCCTCCTTGCCCAAATCGGCGCGGGTTATAGAACGGATGAGACCACCACTCACAGTTTGAATAACACCCACGTCCATCCAACTATAATGATTACTAATCCATAGAACCCCAGACTCTGTGGTCGGTTCATTTAATTTTGAAATTGAAATATGATTCCTCCGAGCAAAATTTTTGAAACAATTTAGGGCGGCATCATAACGGTCATACGCCGAGTAGAGTGTCATGGGCACGAGTCTCAACTGTTCAATAGTAGTCACAATATTTCTGATAACAGGATTATTTCTGATATAGTCTATAGTAGCCGCATGCATGAAACTCGCACGACCCACATGGAACACCTCATCATCTTCATTTTGAATCAATTTTGAAACAAAATTGTTCACAGTTCCGGTCCTACTTTGTCTCTTGTCGGAATGTTTGGACAGTACGGCCGACCCACCTCGCCCCTTGTTACTATCGCGAACCACGAAAGATTTAGGATCGAACTCGGCCTCTTGACTTGTCCCGAAATCTACGCGATGATTGTCCATCATGTATTGAGCGACTTCAAGTTGCCAAGGCTCGGGCCCCACAGAGTTGTTATGCCTATAGTTCGGGAAAGATTCGAGAATGTAATCACCGAACATTTTCGTGGAACTCGGGGAATTTGCAATTTCAGTCAGAACGAATTTTGTTTTAAAATATGTGAAACACGTCAAAAATAAATTGAGCATGCAGAGTCTCTGGAGGTGCCGACCTTGGTGCAGGGGTACTACCATCACGAGACCCAAATGAATAACGAGTTCCTTGATGTAATTAGACTTGAAGGCCAAGTGAAACATCACAGGCTTATTAGTCTTCTTCTCGAACACAATAAGAACAAGTTTGTTGTCGGCCAAGGCGTCCAGATCGTGAAGCGCGCGGTGGGGAAGCAACTCACCCACACTCTCAATGCAAATCTCTTTCATCCAATTTTGAACCTGAATTCCGGTGGATCCTGTGGGATTCACCCATCGACGTGCGTAATAATACTTGCCGAGTGGCAAGCCACCACCATTATCGAAATAGGCTCTAGTGAGAAGAAAGAGAGCTACAATAACACAACTCGAACCAACGAGTTGCCATAGCATTAATATAATTTACATGCGAATTCTCTAAATAGTACGCAATCCTGTTAATGTGACGCCGTCTGTTTCCTTGACTGGAGCAGCGTCCAAAATGGCCTGAAAAGCACCCTCGACCTGAGCATCATTACCACCGAAGAAGGAACCCAGACCCTTCTTGATAACATCCTTGGTGATGGCCCCCTTGCTCTTTTTCACCTTAAAATTAACCTTCACCTTGTCCTGAACCTTCACGGTATCTATCTCATTTTGCTTCATATGGTGAGTCACAAACTTGCGAAGATCCTTCTCGCGCTGGTTTAGAACGCTGAGATCTTTGCGAGCAGCGGCGAGCTGGGTCTTGAGTCCGACCCACTCGGTCATTGCAGATTTAAAATCCATTTCTAGTAAGTACATAGTACTTATTTACGCGTAGCTGACGCAATTTTTACTGATACTCTGGGCTAATCTCGAACTTGGGGCGCATCGTGTCTGGGGGAATGGTGCTGAGGTTGAAGATGCTGACTGGGCTGCGGGGGTTCAGTGGCTCGGAGCGGAACTGCTGGTTGGCGTTGCGGAGCACGCCGCCGACGGTCTCTGGGTAACCAATCTGGGAGCGGGGGTCTAGGTAGTTCTGACCCGACAGAATCTGGTCTGGGCTGAACTGGCCGAAATCCTCCGTCTGGGAAACCTCGCGAGGGATGAGGCTGGCGGCGGACACCGCGTCACCGCTTGGTCCCGAGCCGCCATATGGGGCGGTGTGTTCACCCACCTTCATACTGGCAGATCGCGAGTGACCGTAGCCGGCACCCACACCTCCGTAGTTGTAATTTGCCAGATTAAATCCAGTCACACCGGCAGCCTTATCCATGAAGCTGCTGCGGCTGGGGGCGAACAGAAGCATGAGCACGACCACAGCCAGAAGCATTATTGCGAGCCCTTTGCGATCCATATTATTATTAGTTGCGGATAAATTTTTTGACGGCACTAGTCTAGATAGTCAGCTGGGTCATCGACCTCGGCCTCCTCTGGATCGTCTGTGAAAAGATAATCCTTGATGGGCTCGGGCGCCTTGGGCGCACCGCGAACGCGCACCTGAACGACACGCCAGATGGGACCGAACGACTTCTTCAGAAACCAAAGGCCTGACAGCTCGATGACGCAATCACACTTGGCACCAGCCTTGATCTCCTGAAGCTCGATGGGATTCTTCTGGGTGTCGAATGCCAGAGTCACGATCGAGCCCTTGATCGTCATCAGGGTCGCTCCGAGAACGCCCTCTGTAACGCTCTCCTGAAATGCGTTGATGATGGTGTCGTCTGAGAGCTCCTTGCCGAACCAAGCCACCTTGGACTCCTTGGCCTTGCTGAGGATTTCAGTATCAATGTCTGTGAACAAGTCAGGTGAATCAATCTTGAAATTTACAGTCTTTGCGGTGAGATCATCCTGAAGCTCGAGGCCGTTGACTTGGCGGCGAGCACCAGAAATCTTCAGAAAATAGCGGCCGTCTGGTAGTTTCTGTGGTGTGGCGTACTCCATTATACTGTAAACAATAATATTCTTTAATGTCAATGAACACAACCTGTAGTTCGGAATTTATGAACAAGGGTTGCCTGTGTCTGTCGGATCCGGTCGACCCCCTTCAGAAGGTGTGCGCTTATATAAATTTCCAGAATGGTATTGTGCGCCCATGTGATCCTGGATGCTGCGCTGGAGAATGTCCTACAATTGGTTCATTTCCCAATTTAAATGTAGAATATCGCCGGTCTGCTGGCGGTGATCTGCCAAGTGGGTACGGGACTATGTTGGAGACGAGTGATCTTCCAACTGAAAATCCCAAAGAAACGGTCTTGGGCCCCAGTGCACCCCCTGTGGAACCTTCCCGTGATTTACCCGTGTTTCAGAAGAACTGGGAACTTTTGCTGTTTCTGTCATCATTTTTACTCGTGATTTTGGTCGTGTCTTTCGCGACTTAAAGACGTGACCTGTAGAGAATGTATAATGGCTTCCGACTCTCCAATCACCCTAGATGCCCTGATGAAGGAGCTGAAGGCTGTGCGCAAGGATCTTCGCAAGATCCGCCAGCACCTCGAGGACCCCACCGGTGAGAAGTCCAAGGCCCGTGCGGCCAACAACGGCTTCAACAAGCCTCTGGGTGTTTCCGAGAAGCTGCGCGCCTTCCTTGGACTGGCAGCTGACGAGAAGATCTCTCGTTCTCAGGTGACCACCCGCATCAACACCTACGTGACCGAGAAGGGCCTGAAGAATGGCCAGAATATCTCACTGGACGCTTCCCTGAAGGACCTGCTGCAGCCCCCAGCTGACACGCAGATCACCTTCCTGAACATTCAGAAGTTCATTAACCCTCACTACATCAAGGAGGAGAAGCCAGAGGGTGAGAAGAAGCCCCGCGCCAAGAAGGCCGAGGCGGCGGCCCCAGCAGCGGCGGACGAGGCCCCAAAGGAGAAGAAGGTTCGCCCAAAGGTTGCCAAGGCGCCCACTGCTTAGATTTGGAGTGGCTTAAAAGTATAATCTGCGTGTAATATAACATACAATGTCTGAAACTCCTCCCGAGTTGAGCGCGACCCGCGTCAATAGTTTGGTTGGGACCAAAATCAAAAATATCGACTTGTACCGTCGAGCTTTTACGCACAAGTCAGCCCTGAAGCGTTATTCTGGTCTGACTGGTTCGTACGAAACTCTTGAATTCATGGGAGATTCAGTTCTAGGATTTATAATTACAAAACATTTGTTTGATTTGCATGAGAAGGAGCAAGAGGGATTCTTGACCAAGGCGCGTACGAAGATGGTCCGTGGAAAAACCTTGTGCGAGATTTCTAAAGCTCTAGGTCTCGACAAGCTCATTCTGATGGATGAAAAGGGTGAGCGTAATGGCTGGAATACGAATGAGCACATCATGGAGGACGCGTTCGAGGCTCTTGTGGGCGCCATTTACCTAGACCTTGGAATGGTCCACGCGAAGAATTTTGTTTTTGAATCGTTCAAAAAGGTCAAGACGTCGCTCGATGACGACAACTACAAAGATCAGCTCATGCGTTGGTGCCAAGCGCTCAAGTACCCTCTGCCGGAATACACGGTCACGGCGACTATGAATGGGCAATTTTGCATTTCTGTTCAAGTAAATGGTGTCGATTGTGGATCAGGATTTGCTACTACTAAGAAGCAGGCGGAACAGAACGCGGCTGAAATAGTACTTAAGACTGATTCTCGCTTTAGTAATAAGAATGGACCTCCAAAAACGGGCCCAAGCACTGATAGGGGCGACGTACGCCGAGCAGAGGAGCGACGAGTGGCTGAAACTGCGCGAGAATCTCTTGACTGCAAGTGACGTGGCGAGCGCAATTGGTGAGAACAGGTATGAAACTCCTGATTCTCTTTTGAAAAAGAAAGTCCTGAAGACGGCGTGGGCGGGCAACGCGGCGACTGCCCACGGCACGCTTCTCGAACCCGTTGCACGTGATTTATACGACGCCAAATACGGTCGCAAGTCTCATGAAATTGGACTGGTTCAACACCCCGTGTACCCCTTTCTAGGTGGGTCTGCGGATGGGGTCACTGAGTGTGGCCGGCTCATAGAGATCAAGTGCCCTCTGACTCGCAAGATCGAGCCAAAAGTTCCCCCCTATTATTTACCTCAAATTCAATTACTCCTTGAAATCCTCGATCTCGAGGAGTGCGACTTTATCCAATACAGACCGGCCGCGGAGGAGGGGGGTGAACCGATCTTCGTCGTCGTAGTGGTGAAGCGCGATCGCGAGTGGTTCGCTCAGCGACTGAAGGCTATGCAAGCCTTCTGGGATCGCGTTCTCAAGGCACGGGAGACGGGCCTGTGTGAGATCACAGATGATCCCGTGAAATTTGACCCCCACTTTAAGAAAGAAATCGTATGTTACGTAATAGATGAGCCAGTGCAAGCACAAGAACAAAATCCTGACGTGCAGGGATTGCAGTGCGAAGTGCTGTGTGAAGTGCATTCAACTTGAGGAGCATGCGTGCCCCATGTTGCTTGCACGTGTGAAAATCTCACGTGAAGAGCTCGCAAAGGCCCTCCCTAAAATTCAAGCTCCAAAAGTTACTTCATTTTAGAGTAAAAATATACAGCCATAACGATGATTATTAGGAAAAGAAGCATCTGATTCTGCTTCTTCACGAAGAATGCATTAAGCGCGCTCTGGATCTGGACACCTTCCCATGACCACGGGCGCCCATCGCGCCGCCATGTCACACGCCCATCATCGAACTCGTATTTGCGAGCTGGATAAAGACTCGTTGGTGCTGGGTTGACGTATCCGGATTTTAGGTACATGGGACCAGAGAGGTTCATGTTCTGAGCTGCTGACGCAGGCAGTGGGTCGGTATACACCGTTTCACTATCGTCGATTTGCGTAAAATAAGACCCATCCATGAACACGTTCTTTGGGAACCCATCACTGGGCAATCCATAGGAACCTGACCACGTGTACATATCGAAACCGTCAATTTGTAGCCGGTCATCAATCAAGGCTGCATGCGCCATTCTTAGCATACACTTACATTATTTTCACACTTGCTGGAATAAAATTTGCCCTTGACCTTCTGTCGGTGGAGTTCCCACATATCGTCAAGATCAATTCCCAACATATGAGCCAATTGAAATAGATAACTAAATACGTCACCCATCTCCATAGCCACGTCAGTTCCACGGTCTTTCTTGAGACCGGTCTTCTTATAAATCCTCTGGTTCTGTCTGATACTCGACGCGAGTTCCCCCATCTCTTCGTTGAGAAGCATCCATACGATACTGATGGGTGCTTTGTCCCACCCTTTCACCTTGCACATTGCCGCAGTTTCCTCCTTGAAACAATTCATCTTATGATTACAACGAGGGGCATCCTTAACTACTATTCATTTTAGAGAGCAAGGACCTGTATCTAAAAACCAAAAAGCAACTCGTCATGAGGAGCGCGAGTTCCACGCCCAATTTCCAATTGTCTACTATAGTTTTATCCGCGGTTCTTTTCTCGGCCCATGGCCCCACGACACCGTTGCTCAATAGTCTGATAAATCGATCTATCGAAAAAAATATGAGAAACCCGAATAGGATATCATCGAGAGCGCGCATTTCTATTGTTAAAACACATTTTCTTACAGACCAATCTTATAGTTGTATGGAATCTTGTTGCCATATGTACTCGTGCTGATTGGCGCACCGAGAGGTACTGGGTTCTTGGCGATATCACGCAGATAGACGAGCTGTTGAAGCACACCCGTTGAGATGGTTCCCGTGGCCTCCTTCACAACTTGGTCATTCATAGCTGAAACCTGACCGCGAATATCGGAGTACTGGTCACGGGCCAGATTGGCGTAGACGCGTTTCATGAGCGCTTGCAGGTCCATATCGTTTTGCTTCTGGACAGTGATGCCCGTCTTGCTCTTGATGGATTCGATGATCTTGGAGTGAATGCTTTCACGATTAAATTCGGAAAAGTACGTATCAGTCAGGGGAGTCGGGAGCAACCGCGTACTCATTTGAGATATGCGGCGAAAAAAGTCCAGCTTAAAAATACCAAACGTGTATTAGGAAATGAAGGTCATCAAGCGTTCTGGGGATGCGGTCGAAATGCTGTTCGACAAGGTCACCAAGCGTATTCAAAAACTCACCGAGGCGCCCGAGTTCGAGCCCCTCAATGTACAGCCTGACAAGGTGGCCCAAAAGGTATTCACGAGCATGTATGACGGAATCTCCACGTCTGAAATCGACAATCTCACTGCTGAGGTTGCCATAGGTATGATCACTGAAGACCCAGACTACGAGACTCTCGCCATGCGCGTAACTGTGAGCAACCTCCAAAAGACGAGCCCCACGACATTCACGACGGCCATGGTTGGACTCCACGTGAAGGGAATCGTTTCAGACCATTTCATGAAGTGTATAAATCTCGAGATGGATTCATGGATAGATCATAAGCGCGACTATGGCTTTGGGTACTTTGGTATCAAGACGCTCCAGAGGGGTTACCTGAACGTCGGTGAGACGCCCCAATATCTCTTCATGCGTGTCGCTGTGGGAATTCATGAAGACGACTATGCACGTGTCAAGGAGACGTACGATCTTATGAGCCAGCGCTTCTTCACTCACGCCACTCCTACTCTCTTCAATGCTGGGACTCCGCGCCCACAGATGTCGAGCTGCTTCCTAGTAGCTATGAAGGACGACAGCATCGAGGGAATTTACGACACGCTCAAGGAGTGCGCCCAGATTTCCAAGTGGTCTGGGGGCATCGGAATTCACTGCTCAAATATTCGAGCGAATGGTTCACGGATCAAGGGGACGAATGGCGTCGCTGATGGTATCGTACCCATGCTCCGCGTTTTCAACAACACGGCTCGGTACGTAAACCAAGGTGGTGGAAAGCGCAAGGGATCCTTCGCCATTTACCTCGAGCCATGGCATGCTGACGTCATGGAGTTTCTGGAGCTCCGCCTGAATCAGGGCGACGATGAGATGCGCTGTCGAGACCTCTTCACCGCCATGTGGATTCCAGACCTGTTTATGGAGAAGGTCGAGAAGGACGAGGACTGGCACCTCATGTGCCCCAGCGAGTCTCCTGGTCTGCCCGATGTGCACGGGGAGGCATTCAATGAGCTATACAGAATGTACGTGGTCCAAGGGAGGTTCAAGAAGTGCGTAAAGGCTCGCACCGTCTGGGATGCGATCCTCAAGTCTCAGGTTGAGACTGGGACACCCTACATGTGTTACAAGGACTCTGTCAACACCAAGTCAAACCAGTCAAATATCGGGACAATCAAGTCTAGTAACCTCTGTACCGAGATTATGGAGGTTTCTGAGAAGGACGAGACTGCCGTGTGCAACTTGGCCTCGATTTGCCTTCCGACGTTCGTGAAGGACAACCAGATGGACTTTGATAAGCTTCATGAGGTGACCCGAGTCGTGACCCGTAACCTGAACCGCGTCATCGACCGGAACTACTACCCGACCGAGGCGGCTCGCAAGAGCAACATGCGCCACCGTCCCATCGCCATCGGTGTGCAGGGTCTGGCTGACGTGTTTCAGATGCTAGGCCTGTCGTTTGACGAGCCCAAGGCGCGTAAACTCAACACGGGCATCTTTGAGGCGTTGTATCACGCGGCTTTGACCGAGTCGTGTGAGTTGGCCAAGGAGGAGGGGCCTTACGAGACGTACGAGGGATCACCAGCATCTCTTGGAATTCTTCAACAGGATATGTGGGGAATCAGCCCCTGTAAATTTTGGAATGAAATTCGAGATGATGTGAAGAAGCACGGCCTCCGCAACTCTTTGCTCGTGGCGCCGATGCCCACCGCAAGCACCGCCCAGATCATGGGGAACAACGAGGCCTTCGAGCCATACACAACTAACATCTACCTGCGCCGGACCCTAGCGGGTGAGTTCGTCATGGTCAACAAACACCTCGTTCGAGACCTTCAGAAGATCGGGATGTGGTCCCCTCAAATTAAGAATGAAATTGTACGGGCCGGTGG